TCCCCATGTATCGCGTGCAAGGGATGGTTTCAATTTAAGTGTTGGGCACCATGCTCCATTTTCATGGGGGATACAATCATTGTGTATTTTACCCTTGTATTTGAATGGAAATATACATTCGCCTCCTTTGATAGTTTTGCTTTTATGTGATTTACCATGTTTATCAACTATACTGGCCATTTTTGTTTTCTTTTTCACATTAAATTTTTTCTTCTTTGTTGGTTTAGTGTGGGATGTAGTAGGTTTATATTGGGGTGTTTGTTTAGAATATAATTCTTCAATTGTAATACCATTTATAGTTAATATTAATGGTATTGGAATAATCCAATTAATAATGGAACCTGATAGAGGGGTTGCTTTAATATTTTTAATATTAATTTTGGATACATTTGCAGTCATAATTTTATTATGTTTTCCTTTAAATGTTATTGTATCATTAATTTTTAGTTGTGATTTTATAAAAGGTAATTTATTGATTACCACTTTCTGGTTCGTGTGTGTTACATAATTAGGCAACGATACCGATGGTGGTTTTTTAGAATTTCTAGATGATATATTATTCATATTCACATATTTTGGTGGTATTGGAGGTGTTGGGACTGATTTAGAACTATTATGTTTATCTATATTTTCTAAAAATTCTTCGATAGGGATTTCGTTGATTGATATAATTCCTTTTATATTCACATCAAATGTAAGAGTTATTTTATTTACACCATCTGCGTCTTGTTCTAATATATGTATTAATGCAATCACCTTTGTTTTTTTAATTTTATCTATAATTAATCCTTGTCTATCAATAATATCTTTGTAGTCTTCTTTTTCTTGTAATTTTATTTTGATATTATCACCTATATTAAGATGTTTTATTAATTTTTGTGTATCAAATACTGGTTCTATTCCAAATAATCCATGCTTATAATCTGTTTGACCAAACATATTGTGCAAAATAGACATAAATGTACTACTATGACCTGATTTAGCGTGTGATACTCCAGTCCATTTACTCGGACCTTTTATATATGGTTTAGAATTGTATTTGTTGCCATCACCCCAAACATATTTTTTATCTTCAGTCCAATCTGGACAAAAACACATTAATACAGCATGTAAAAGTTCATGTTCAAATGTTAGTAAAAAGCAATCTAATAAATCTTTACATTCTATTCCACCATTTATTTTTTTAACAAATTTACTGTTAGTAAATGCCTTTACAAATACCTTTTTAGATAGTTCAATAGTAAAACATTTATTTTTACCTTTACCCTTTTCCCATTTACATACACCTGCGGTGGATGTACATGTGTTATTAGCACATATACTAATACTACATCCATTCAATTCTATATTTTCTTTCAGTTTATTTTCATAAAAATAGGAATCATATAATTCAAATAACATAAATAAAATATCGGGATTCATTAAATTATCTATATAATCAATTGTTAGTACATCAGGCAATGATGTATTTGATTTAATAGTTTCTTTTATAATTTGTCGTAATGTAAGTTGTGTTTCAAATGGAATAACATTTTTTACTAAATATTCACAAAATGAATATGAATTTTCCATAATATCTATATAATATTATATTATTTTATATTTATTTTATATTTATTTTATATTTATTTTATATTTATTTAATTTTATGGTACTCAAAATGAATATGTAGTATAATAATATGAATTACGAAAATATAACCGATAAAACAAATATAATCATTGATAATCTTAATTTTTTAGATAAAAATATATCTAAAATAAAGAAAAAGATAGGATCAATAAACAAAATATATACTGATTTAGAAAAAAATAGAATATTAATACTAGACAAAAATAATTATTTAGTATTTCAAACACACATATTGAAAAATGAATATAGTTATTACAAAAATATTTATTCTATTATTTTGAACAAATATTCAAATGAAGTATTTGATTTGTCAGAATATATAATTATGATATTATTATCATTACATAAATTAGAAATTGGAAAATGTAATCAAGATAATATTTTCAACAAAATAATTCATGTTAAAAAAATTAAAAATATAACTTATGGTAAATTAAACGAAACAATTAATAGCACAATAAATAACTTAAAATTACTGGATGAATATATTAAAGTATTTGACGATTATGTAAATAAAACTATAACTAAAAATACAAAACATAATATTCATAACAATACGTTTGAATCTACAATTAAGACAAAAAAAGAAATGATTTTATTAGAATATAATAAATACTATACAAATTTCAATAAAATTATAGAATATTTTAAAGAGTGTTCAGAATCGGTAATTAATCAAATTGATACATCCAAATTATTAAGTTTTTTTTTATTAGATAAATCTATTTAAACGATTAATGTAACTATTAAATAAATGAGTTCAAATGCTAAATTAAAACAAAAAAATAATAGAAATTATTGGAAAGAAGAAGAAGAAAGAATTATCCAAGAATGGGCGGATAAAGCACAATGTTATCAATGGATGCATTCACGATGTAGAGAAATATATCAATCCAAAAATGCTTGGTACACAATACCAGTAATTATAATATCAACTGTCACAGGTACTGCTAATTTTGCTCAAGATAGATTTTCTGATAAAGTTAAAGAATATGTGGTTATGAGTATTGGTTCGTTATCTATTATTGCTGGTATAATTACTACTGTATATCAATTTTTAAAGATTTCAGAATTAAATGAAGGCCATAGAGTCGCGGCTGTATCATGGGGTAAATTTTATAATAATTTAAAAACAACGGCTTCATTACATCCATTAGATAGAATGCCATCAAATGAAGCAATAAAAATATACAAAGATGAATATGAAAGGTTGATAGAAGTCTCTCCAGTAATTATTCCAACCGTGTTATCATCATTTAATGATAAATTTAAAAAAAATACAGATTTGATAAAGCCTGAAATCGGAAATAAATTAGATTCAACGCAGATTTATCAAATGAATGATAATGAAAGACAAACGATGATAAATACAATTAATAATATTTCAAGTAACAAAAAATTTGTAAACACGTTTTTTAATTTGAATGGACGAAATCCATCAGAAAATGAATTAGAATCAATAACTGAATCAAATCATTTAAATATTGAAATAGATAATAATTCTACTTCATCTGTAGAATCTTCTAAGTCTGATAGTAGTCAAACATTAAATGTTACAGAAATATAATATTTTATTATTATAAATGATATCAACGTATATTTTTATGGTTTTGTTGATTGTGGCATTCACATTAAATCCATTTTTAAAAAAACAAGCATCAAAACATGTTACCACTTATGAATTTATAATAATTTACCAAATATTTGCTATATTTATTGTAATTGGATTTATATCATATTTGTTAAAATATAAAGATTGTAGTTTAGCATGTTTTAAAAAACTAACAAACACTGATTTAATGTGGACAGTATTAGCAGTTTTAACTGGTATTATTGGTTCATTGTTATTGCTATATTTATTGAAAAAAGATGAAGTATCTTTTATTATACCAAATGTTCAGGCAATGGTTATATTGCTAGGAGCCTTAATTGGTTATTTTATATTTAATGAAAAAATAAATATTTATAAAGGGACTGGATTAATCTTTATTATAATTGGGATAATATGTTTAAATTATGGTAAATTAACATCCAGTTAACCATACAGTATTATTAAATTGTATTTTATCTTTTGTATCTTTTGTATCTTTTGATGTGTCTTTTAGATTAGTTTCTTTTTTCTCAGTATTTGATTTGTTACAACTATTTTTTTTCGTATTCATTAATAATAATTTATAATATATTTTTAAATGATTTAAACAATTATAGTATAATTATTATTAATGAATAACGAAAATAATTTAACAACAAAAGAGATAGATGGACCTAGTATTGGTCAAAATGAAGGAGAAGAAGAAGATGGCATTGATTATAATACTATTATAACACAAAATTTCGATGATCTTGAAATTAAATCAGAATTACTGCGTGGAATATTTGGAAATGGTTATGAAACACCAAGTGCGATTCAACAAAAAGCAATTAAACCTTTAATAGATGGACGTGATTTAATTGCACAAGCTCAGTCAGGCACTGGAAAGACCGCAACATTTTCAATTGGAGTATTAGAGCGTATAGATACAACTAAAGATGTAACACAAGCTATTATATTAGCACACACACGTGAATTAGCATTGCAAATAGAAGGAGTCATTAAAAATTTATCAAAGTATATGAATTTAACAATTAATTTATCTGTAGGTGGAACGACGGTTCGAAATAATATAGATGAATTATTAAATAATCCACATATAGTAATAGGAACACCTGGGCGTGTATTAGATATGATAAATAAAAAAGCGTTGGATACTAAATATTTAAAGGTGATGATTTTGGATGAAGCGGATGAAATGTTATCAAAGATCTTTTCAAATCAAATCTATGATATATTTAGATTTTTGCCGAATAATATTCAGGTAGGATTGTTTAGCGCTACAATGACACCTGAATTTTTTAGATTATCTAAATGTTTTATGAGAAATCCAGTAAAAATTTTAGTAAAAAATGAGGATTTGACACTTGAGGGAATTTCTCAATACCGAATTAATTTAGAACATAATGAATATAAATTTGATACCCTGTGTGATATTTATGATATGTGTTCTATATCACAAACTATTATTTACTGTAATTCACGAACTATGGTTGAAGATTTGTATAGGCGATTATGTAATGCTAATTTTTCAGCAGAGTGTATTCATGGTGATTTGTCTCAAGATGAACGTAACAAGATTATGGAAGAATTTAGAAATGGTACATGTCGAATATTGATTTCTACTGATTTATTATCAAGAGGTATTGATGTACAACAAGTATCATTGGTGATTAATTATGATATTCCAAATAATATTGAAAGTTATATTCATCGTATTGGGCGGAGTGGTCGTTTTGGACGGAAAGGAACCGCTATTAATTTTTTGACTCGATATGATGTAAAAAAAATGACCGATATAGAAGAATATTATAATACAGTAGTTGAAGATTTACCAGCAGATTTGAAGTTGTAATGTTATTTATCTAATGTATTATTCTGAATCATTATCTGAATGAAGAGCATTATCTAGTTCATCGCTCAAATTTCCATCAGATTCTTCATCTTCAGTATCCTCAGAACAACTTATTTCAAGAACTACTTCTTCAATGGGTTCATTTGAGATAAGTTTCAAGTAGTAATTTTCTAGAATCAATAGTTCATCTTTATTATTATGGAAATAACTAAATACGCCATTTGTTGTTCTAAATCCGAGATTCATCCAAGGGACTGAATCAGTAATATAGTGTAGTTCATTAAGTTTGATATTGCAACTGTCATTGAACATGATATATTTTGTCCAAAATGTTTTTGTGAAATAACTGTAAGATGCCAACTTGTCTTGTTCGATGTAACCATTCGAATATTGTGCTGTATGTGCTTCAATACACAATTTTTTGTAAATATTTACAAGAATATCTAGAACTTTATTTTGTTTATCTTCAGGAGTCAACAATTTAGTTTCTTCCAATTTTTCAATGTACGAAATTATTTCGTGTGGATTTTTATTTGTCATATCAGTATTGCTAAAGAAATTACTAATAAGTTCCTTAGTAATTTTGAATTTATTAGAAATCAAGGATTTGAAATGTCCAAACAACTGTGATACTGGTTTTGTTTGGGTATTAATATCGTCAACATAATGATTGTTAATGGCTGATGTAATAGTATATGCAAGTTCATTAATGATTGGAATATCACCATCAAACATTTTTTTAGCATAATCAATAATATTTTTTGCTTCTTCCATTTGCGGAAGATGATGTGGATATGTTAGTTTGTACACAATATTATCGAAAGATACTTCTTTCAATGCTGCGACTTTACTTTTGTGCTTTCTCACATTTCGTTTATCCTTTTTCTTTTTAAATATTTTTTTTCCAGTTTGTACAACCGTTATTGGTTCTGCTTTAATGAATCCATTAATAATATCATCATTCCATTTATGCAAATATTTAGTAATTGCTGTAACAAACAATGCATGCGTATCAATACCATCCGTAATTCTAGAAGACAAATCTTTATACATCAAGTAATATTCATAGAATTTATTAATGTCTGTTGTGATATCAATTTGTGTATTTCCAACAATTTTTTGAATCTCTTGTTGAATATGGTTGTTGATATAAATCTTTTGATTCCTTTTTGATAGATATTTGTTCAATGTATTTTTGAATCCAGTGAACCCAGTAGTAGTCAAGGTTTCATTAACATCATTTTCTGGATCATCCAACAATTTGCGAATCATAGAACGTTTCTTTTTTTCGGTCAATTTGTTCCATCGTGTACGACCATATTCATTGTAACCAAATTTGTTCAAATATTTCATATCAAGTTCGATTGTGCTATCTTTAGAATAAACACGATAAATAAAACTGTTTTCTGAACTGATTGGAAGAATCTTGTAATCAAGCGTTGGAAATGTATCACTAATTTTTTGATTTACTACAGTTTTGAGTTGATCCATCATTTCTTGAAGTTCTTCATCTAGAATAAGTGTATGTCCATCGTCATGAAGATACATTTCATCGCATTTATTTGCCAAAATGATGACTTTGTTATGAATCCCATAATTTTCATAATTAGATTTACAGTTTGTCACTAGTTTATCAAGAATATCTCTTTCATCACTCGTATTCAATGCTGAATAAATATCAACAACATAAATAATAATATCAAATTTGTTGAAGTTTTCAGTAATATATCTAAAATACAAATCTTTAGTTTCTCCATCATTTACACCAGGAATATCATAAATAGTAAGGTAAATATCTTGTTCTAGTTTAGTAAAATCATGAATGTTTGATACAACATGTTTCGTTTCTCGAATATCATCATATGTAATTGGAATTTTTTGTTCAGTTTTAGAAATAAGTTGCTGATTAATAACTGTATTTTGGGCTCTAATTTCAGTAGTCAAATCAGACTGAGCATCGTATTCACCACCACATTCATAATATACTTGAGGTGTCATTGTAGTTCTTTTAAGCTTACAGTCTGAAAATGCCTCTGCGAAAATAGTATTAAGCAACGTGCTTTTCCCAACACTAACTGATCCGACAATAGCGACATTAACCTGATTTCTTTTTGAGTTATCAAATGCTTCTGAAATGGTTGACATATTTGTGATTTTATGTATCATTAATTTGAAAATAATATATTCAATTTTATCTTAAATGTATTTTTTAAATATATTTAAGACTTAAAATACTTTTTAGTTCATGTATATCGGTTGGGATATAGGTATAAAAAATTTAGCGTATTGTATATTAGATGATTCAAATAAAATTAAAGAACTTGAAATAATTAATTTAATAGATGATCCTCCAATACACAAATGTATATGTTATAATAAAAATGGAAATTTGTGTAAATCAAAAGCAACGTATATTAATAAAAAAGACGATACGCTGAAATATTGTAATAAGCATTATAATGCTTTGACCGCGAAAGAACAAAAAATGATAAAAAAAATTAAACCTCCAAAAAAGTGTAGTAAATATACTTTAGAAGAACTGGGCACTAACTTATTTACAGCATTAGATAATAATCCATTATTTTTGGAATGTAATAATATAATTATAGAAAATCAACCAGTATTAAAAAATCCAACCATGAAATCAATCCAAATCATGTTGTATTCCTATTTCTTAATAAAAAATAAAAATATAAATATTATAAAATTAGTAAATGCTAGCAATAAAACAAAAGTATATAAAGGTCCAAAAGATGATGAATTAATTAAGATTAGTGAGATTAAAGACAAATACAAAAGAACTAAAATGACAGCGATTAGACATTGTCAACTTATGATTAATGATACTAAATTTTTAGATTATTTTAATAGTCACAAAAAAAAAGATGATTTAGCGGATGCGTATTTGATGACACAATATTTGATGAATATTAATAAATAATTGCGTTATATTAAAGAAATAAGTTTATATACTAATATTAATTATGGAAGAAATTAATTTAGACTTAGAGAGCACTAATCATAAAAGTATAAATATAGGTTCATCAATAACATTAGATAATACCCCAGCAAATAATATCAATATATTTAAAGATAATTCTGAAAAGAAAGAATCAAACATAGGTATTGATTTATTAATAAACAAAAATAAAACTGGTAATTCTGAAAATAAATCATCAGAATTTAAACCATCTGATCCAGTATTAAATAATGATAGTATAGAGAAAAATAACATTAGCCTAAATTTATCTGATATCGGTTCTAGTAAACCAGTAAAACCAACATCTTCAATAACAGAAAGTAAACCTATTACAAGTATTAGTATGGAAAAAGATAAAAAGGATGAACTTGATTTAAATTTGGATGATTTATTTTCCGATGATAAAAAAACAACAACAACTAATATATTAGATGAAAATACGAGCACCTCAAATATAGACTTAAATATTCAAGAAACAGAAAAACCAAAATCTTATGAAGAATTACAGAAAGAAAAAGCTGAATTTTTAAGATTGTTGGAAAGATTAGAACAAAAGGGTATACATTCACATAAAAAATTTAATATGAATTCTGAATATAGTGAAATTAAAACGGAGTTTGAAAGATTATCTAGACAACGAGAATGTGATCAAAGTATTAAATTTCAACGAAAAATGTTAATAGCATTTGTAACTGCTGTAGAGTTTTTGAATACTAAATTCGATCCATTTGATGTAAAATTAGAAGGATGGTCAGAGAGTGTACACGAAAATGCGAATGATTATGATGATGTATTTGAGGAATTACATGAGAAATATAAATCAAAATCTAAGATGGCTCCAGAATTAAAATTATTATTTATGTTGGGTGGAAGTGGATTTATGTTCCATCTTACAAATACAATGTTCAAATCATCATTACCAGGTATGGGTGATATAATGAAACAAAATCCTGATTTAATGAAACAATTTGCACAAGCAACAGCATCTTCAATGGGGGGTAGTCAACCTGGATTTTCTAATTTTATGGGAGATATATTAGGTGGAAGGGGGGGGCAAAACCAAAACCAAACCCAACAACCTAGGAAAGAAATGGATGGACCACCTAATATAAATGATATACTAAATAATATGAATTCAAATAAAGTTGATATTGATATGAATTCTAATTATAGTGAAAGTGATATTGAAACATCAAAAAGTAATGTTATGGGGCGTAATAAACGAACTATAAATTTGGATATATAATTTAATTTTTCTTTTTTTGTAATTTGTACATTTTTATTACTTTTTGAGCATCTTTGTATTCATCTTGTGTGATTTGTGTTATTACTGGTTTAGTAACAATACAGTATTTACTATTTTCATTGAATAGTCCAGATACAAGTATGATAAATACAGCTGTTACGATAAAAGATACATAAATATCTTTTGTTGCTATAAATACAACAGTAAATACAATAAATCTTCTAATAATTTTATTACTTAACATTTGTTCTTGTGTATCACTTAATTCCATTACTAAAAATCGTGAGCCTAGATTTAAAACTAACATCATTATTCCTGTAAAATATTTATTATTATTTAAATCGGATAATTTCATTAATTATCTAATATATTTTTTTTTAGTTGAAATAATTTTGAAAACCTTCAACGCCCTCAATTTGTTGTGTCAAAATAGTAAAATAAAGTATCATTCCTAAAACACCTAATGTATAATCTTCCAATATAATAAATAATAAGAATAATAGTAATAAAAATTTGTTAATAGTGTTATTCGTTAGTAATGATAATCTAACTTTATTTTTGTTTGATAATTTTGGGATAAATGTAATTAATAAAATAAAAACAATATACAAAAAATAATATATCATATACTATTATTTTATAAATAAATTTTATTATAAATTAATAATGAATATACTAAAATTATTATATTTTGATACAAGTAAAATTTATATGAAAGGTGGATCTAATAATAATAAAGGAAATAATAGTAGTAATAATAGTAATAATAAAGGAAATAATAGTAATAATAAAGGAAATAATAGTAATAATAAAGGAAATAATAGTGATAATAAAGGAAATAATAGTAATAATAATAGTAATAGTAATAATAAAGGAAATAATAGTAATAATAAAGGAAATAATAGTAATAATAATAGTAATAATAGTAATAATAATAGTAATAGTAATAGCAAAAAAAATGATAGAATTGATGATGAATCTTCATCTGATGAAAAATCATTATTGTCTGCAAAATTTGAAATATTCAATGAATTGAAAATAATAGTTGTAAATATTTACACATGGTTAAAGGATGGATTATTAACATGGGTATTAATTCCCATATTATTTGGTTCAGTTGCTCCAGCAATGCCTTTTTTTATATTTATGGCAATCATGTTTGCTATGTTAAAATTTTTAATGGGTATTTTTAGAAATTTATAATAATTTTATTATATAATGGATATTTATTATTTTTATAATGGAATAAATAATATTATAACGTTAGGAGCAAAAAAAACAAATATAAATAATGATAATTTAATACTATTGTTAGATGATTTAGATACATTTGAAAATACAAAAAAAAAAGGAAAAAAACTGATTGGAGGTGATGGTGATAATGGCGATAATGGTAAAAATAGTGATAATGGTAAAAATAGTGATAATGGTAAAAATAGTGATAATGGTAAAAATAGTGATAATGGNNAANATAGTGATAATGGCGAAGATGGTGATAATGGCGAAGATGGCGAAGATGGTGATAATGGCGAAAATGGCGAAAATGGTGAAAATGGTGAAAATGGTGATAGCGGAAAAAAAAAAATGTTTAAAAAAGGATGGGAAGGTTTGAAGGGGGCAGTTGGGACAATAACTGCTGAAGATGAAGACGATGATGGTGATAAAATGAGTACTATGGATAGGATAAAATATATTTTGACACTGTTCATGAAAGTTATAATTTTTGTTATATTTATGTTTTTGTTACCGATAGCACCTTTTGTAGCATTATCATATTACTCATATATTAGATTAAAAAAATATTATTCAGATAATATGTATACACTATAAATAATTATTTAGTTAATTACAATTATTTAGTTAATTACAATTATTTAGTTAATAATTATCTAATATATATATAATGACATATTGTTCTCTTGAGGAGGCATTTTCTCAACCATTAAATCATAACAAGAAACCAAAAAAAATAAATTGTAACAAACATAGAAGCCGTTTTGAAAATTATGATAATTCAAGTGAAGCTAAAAATGAAAATATAGAAACTTTTGATAATTATAATCCTGGAGAAATGTTTGAATACAATGAAGAGTCAAATAGAATTATACCTGAAGATTCTAATATAGAAGAAGTTGCTGAATCAATATCTGATAGTGAAAATGAAATATTACAAAACATAAAATCCGTAAAAAAATCTAGATCATCTAAAAAAATAAAAAATAAAAATAATAAAAATAATAAAAATAATAAAAATAATTTGAATCCACAAATTAACGAAATTAATACTAAAATTAATTTTTTGATAAATCAAATTGAAAATAAAGATAATGAAGAAAATAGTATTAATAATATAAATAATTTAGACAATAATATTCATGATATTATTTTATTTATACTATTCGGAATATTTGTTATAGTAATATTAGAAGCATTGTTTAAATTAGTAAACAAAATCTATAGACATAATTTAATTAACTAATTTAATAGATAATTTTTTTTTTTGTTTAAATCATTTAATTGATTACTATTATAAATTAAATTTCCAGAAGGTTTATAATCACTAATAGATTTTATATTTGATTTATTTTCTAATAATAATTTAGATTTATGTTCCTTTTGTTTTTCCCATGTTATTATTAATAAATTTGGATGTGTATATTTTATATTAAATCCATTTTTTGTTAAATTATTTATTAAATAATAAATGCAATTATTTATGTTGTATAATGGGACTCCAAAAATAAATTTAGGAATAACATAAAAACAATAATTGTTGTATGGATTCAATTTAACTGCTCTAATAATTTTTTTGTGACATTGTTTTAGAACATCATCGTAAATTTTTTCTTTTAATTTTTCTTTCTCATTTTTATTTATAAATAAATCATTAATATTTAACATAGACATTATTTAAAAATATAATACAAAAAAATATTATATATATTACTAATATGATTAAAAATATAGTATTTAGTGGTGCTGGTGTTAAAATATATAGTTTTTTAGGGTTTATCAAAGCATTAGAAGAAAATAATTTATTTGAACATGTTGATTCATATATTGGAACTTCTGCTGGGGCATTAATATCTACATTGTGTGTATTAGGATTTAAATATAAAGAGATAGAAGAAATAGTATTAAAAATAAATGCTAATAATTTAAAAAATATTAGTACCGATAATATTTTGAATTTTTTCGATAATTATGGTTTAGATAATGGAGAAAGTTTTGAAAGAATTATTACAATTATTTTAGAAGCCAAACTTAAAAATTCAAATATTACATTTAAAGAATTATATGAAATAACTAACAAAAAATTGACAGTGACTGCAACATGTATAAATACAATGGATATTGAATATTTTGATCATATTAATTCGCCAGATATTCAAGTCAAAAAAGGATTGATGATGTCGATTGCGATTCCATTATTATTTAATCCTGTTAAAATTAATAATAAATATTATGCTGATGGTGGTATTGTTAGTCATTATCCAATAGACTATTTCAAAGATGAAAAAAAATATACTTATGGAATATTGGTTGTGAATAAATTAAATAAATGTCACAAAATAGAAAATATTAAAGATTATATGATGAATGTCCTTTTTTGTTCGCATCATAATTTAATAAAAACTTGCTACAATTATTACAAAGATAATACATTGTTAATTGAAACAGAAGATGTAAATGGACTAGATTTTAGTATAGAATACAATACAAAAATAAATTTAATTGAAGATACATACAAAAAAACGAAAGAATCAATTGAATCAAAAGAATTTATAACTTATTTTAATATATAGTTTATTCATTGAACATGTGTTTCATGTTCTTTACCTTGTTTACAACTGTTTATAGATTCATTACTAATAAACTTATTAACAGATGGAACAGATTTAGAATTCCCATTAAAATGGGCTGTATTATTATTTGATTCTAATACTAAAGTTGGATATCCTCTAACATTGTGTTTTTTTGCTAATGCTTTATTTTCTTCACTACCTTCACAGTTAACTTTTACTAAATTAACATTACCTTTATTAGTTAAAGAATTGTTGTTGTCCCATTTACTATTATCGGACTCAGATTCTCCAAATACTTCGTCTTTAGCATCACTACAATGTGGACACCAGTCTACATAGAAAAAATATAATGTTGGTTTATTTCCATCATTAAAACCTTCATTGTTTTTATTTACATAGACAACAACTAATATAACTAATATAATTATCAAAACTCCAACTACTATTTGTTCAACATCAATCGATTTCATTAATTTATTAAAATTTCCTCCTTTCATTTTATAATAATAGCATACAAAAAAAAAAAATAAAATCTTAAATATAATTACAATGAAATCAACTATAATAACACAATTAAATATTATTGATAATGGAATTATAGAACTTTTGAAACGAAAATATAAAATAGATATTTATCATGAATCATCACTAAAATATACCACAATTATAGATAAAAAAACATTATTAGAAAATATTAATTTTGATTATAAATACAAAGATACTATTGTTAATAACTATATATCAATAGATTCAAATATTTATAAATGTGATATAGATATAGTCAATTTAATAATTAAAAATATAATATTAAGAAAAAAATTACCAATTGAAAAAGAAATAAAAAAATATAGTATTATTGACACAATAAACTATTATTTAGGATGGGATAAAAATAGTTCACAAAATAATAATATCGAATGTATACATACAAAAAATGTACATTGCGTAATTAAAGATATATACGAAAAAATTCATAATATTATTGATTCATTCGTAACTATGAATTAATATAGTTTATTATTTTTTCATTAAATAAACTATTAGATAACGTAATTATATCATAATTTTCTATTATAATATTTTTTAACTCATTTGTTGTTGTAAGAGTATTAGTTATATTTATATAGTCATTTGTTATAGAACCGATTACTCCTACAAAATTATTATTTAATACAATATTATTATTAGATATGTATTTTGAAATGTACAATAAATTAAAATTAACATTAATATTATTGTATGATGTTAACATGTTAGCCCATTTATAATTATCAATATTTATATGGTTTAAATTGAATAATCCTAAATCATCGATTATAAAAAAGTTATGATTCAATGCTAACTTTTTTAAAGCACAACCATAATTATGACAAAAATTATTTATTTTATTACTACATATTTTTAATATAATAATATGTTTTCCTATATTATCTACTTTTGTAATAATATCCTTTATATTTGTTAGATTACAATCATATGCTAATTTTGTTTTTTTTTTGTTAATTAATTCCATAATTTTTTTATTTATACTATTTTTATTACTATTACAATTATAATCATCATATTGTTTTAATAGTATTTTATCTATATTTATTTCATTGAAAAGAGACAATAATCTATAGTTATTTACAAATTGTATTGTATTATTATTGGTTTTATATACTGTAAAAATATTTGTTATAACACATTTATTTGATATCAATTTATTTATATAACTTGTTATCTTGTTTCCAGTATCAATTGTATCAATTATCAATAATACATTAGTATTTATTTCATTACATCCTTTTATTTTATGTTTATTGAATAATAATAAAGGAATATTATGATTATATGATAAAATAGAAGCAAAATGTGATGAAATACCAGGGATACCTATTATGTGTGTATAATTTAATAGTTTAATTTTATCATAGACAAATTTAACTATATTATTTATTAAATATGGATATGATAACAATTTATCATAATTAAAGTAAATACAACTGTTTTTATTTAAAATGATTTTTTTATCAAACAAATCAATTACTAAATTATTCATTAAGTATATTATGATGTTTCTCTTAAATATTTTATTCAATATTTTCTAAATTTTCATATCTATTTTTCAAATTATTTTCTTTAATAGATGCTATACGTTTATCATCAAATAATATTACATATCTTCCGTTATCAAGAACATCTTCTATAATTCCATATTTGTTATTGAACAAGTCGTTTTTCAAATGACATGTTTCTATTTTTGTTCCAATACTATATTTAAAAGACGCTTCATCAGGACAACATTTTTTAGGGTCGCAACTTGCTTCATCAGGACAACATTTTTTAGGGTCGCAACTTGCTTCATCAGGACAACATTTTTTAGGGTCGCAACTTGCTTCATCAGGACAACTATTGACTGGATTAGACAATCCATTAAATAATTCTTCGTTTAAATTTGGTAATTGGGACTCATCTTTATTTTCACCTAATATATCGTTAAACTTATTCATAAGATTTGGATCTTTCATCATTTTTTGTATTTCTGGATTATTCATTAAATTTTGCATCATTTCAGGATTAACCATAGACATTAATTGTTCCATTTATAGAATAATATAATAATAATATTTATTTATTTAACCGCTTATTAATTTAAAGAATTAGAACTAAATAATACTATGAAAAATATAACTTTATTTCATTCATATAATTATGTTAATGATAAATTTGTTCAAAAAAAACATAATATATATGATTTAAACCATAATTTAATATTTAGTTTAATGAATATTCCAGACTATAAAAATTTGTATTTTTTAAAAATACAAAGAATATTACAAAAAAAAAAATATTCGAAGAAAAAAAATAATTCTTTTTATACAAAACATAATCTAAAAATATATGTTCAAATAAATTATAAATTATTGAAATACTATTTTGATAATAAATTAAATATACCAGACATTGATATATTATACAAATTAGTTATAAATAATATGTCTATAATAGATATTAATGAACATATACATAATGTGGTTTGTATTAACAAGTCATTTAATAAAAAAATAACACATACAATAAATTACATTAGTAATAATTATTGTTTTTATCAAATGAACGATTTAAAATTCGATATAATAAAAAAAAAGATTGTAAAGAAAAATGAAAATAACTATGTATATACTGTAAATGGTGTTATAATATTTTATGATATTTTTGTAAAATTATTAGATGAATTTTCAAAACTAAATTTGAAAAATACATTAATTATATGTAATAAAAAGCAAAAACCAAATGTAGAAAGTATATGTAATAACTACAAAATATATGATGAAACTATATGTGGAAATAATTATTGGGATACTATTGTAGTATTAGATAATTCTATAAAAATTGATAAACTTAACTATAAGAAACAATTTATATGTATTAATAAAATAACAAATATAAAAATTAATGATTTATTAGAATTATATTATAAGTATTTTAATATCAATTTATATCATTTAGTAACTTCAAAATTAATTTATAATTTAGTGAATACCATAATATTTAGAAATTATTCATACAAAATTACAAAAATAAATACAATTAAAATAAATCCACATATTCCATTGAATATTAAAGTAAAATTAATGGATAATTATAGTCCATGTACATGTAATATTTGTTTTTCTAAACATACTACTATAAAAACAAAATGTGATCACTATTTTTGTTCTGATTGTGTTCAAACTATATTGAAAAAAAATATATTTAAATGTCCTTATTGCCGATGTAATAATAATATAGATGACATGACATATTTAATAAAGTCAAAAGAAGATATCTTTAATGAAGATATAAAATTAGATCCATCATTTAAATATTTAATTAAAAAATCGGAAAAAACAAAAATAATAGTATTATCTAATTGTTACAAAAAAATAAAATATTTAAAATTTCTATTTGGAATTATGAATTTGAAATATGAAATATACAATATTAAAAATAGAATTCCTCAAAAAAATAATTTTTATTTCTTAGAAAATAAAAATGAATATGATATGAATTATATAACAAATTGTTTAGTAAATGAAAAATACAAGAAATTATATTTTAACTTTTTTTCATTGAATAAATAACTAATATTACAAGTGAAAGATAATATGAAAGAAATGCTCCTACAAATATCATTAACCATAGTGGAAATATTGTATTATGTTTACCAGTACCAAATGTTTTTAATGAACCATCTTTTTTATATATATGTGTTGGTTTTACTACTATTAATATTGATATAAATATTAGATATAATATTATAGATAATTGGATTCTTAAATTTTTATTCATATTAATATATGTTTATTTTTTTTTTATTTTTATTAGACTATATTAATGAATTTATATATTATTATTATATTTTTAATAATATTAATACTTTACAATATTCAAAATAGGGTAACCAAATCATTTGATAATAATATAGAATATAGTATTGGGATTATTAATAATGATATTACATTGAAATTTACTAAACTATTGGTTGAATTATCTTCAATGAATATTAAAATTATTAGTTATACCAAAAATAAGGAATTATTAGAAGATTTGAATAATAATAAAATACAATTTGCTATAGATAATGAAAATAATTATTTAGACAGTTATTTAGGATTAAATAATTATAAAAATAATAAATTAGTGAATTTAAGACATGTAACTGGTGTATATTATAATTATTATTATTTTATTACAAATATTATAAATAAAAATGATTTAACTGTCATAAATAATATAGATGACTTAAAAAATTTTTATACAATTAATAATAGGCATTTTATTGTTGGTACAGAAGAAATAGGAAGTGTATCATTTAATGGATTAATGATACTATTATATATGTATGGATTCAATCCTGTAAATATATTAAATAAAAATGATAATGAAGAATATGATAAAAATACTATATTTTATATAAACTATAATATAGATACTTTAATACAAAACTTTAATGAAAATAAATGCGATGGTATATTTATTGTGAATATATATAATTATAATTATATTAGGGAACTAATTGATACAAAGGATGTATTATTTTTAGATACTACCTTCAAAAATACACCATTAGATAGCATATATTCTTATTTTTATACAAAAACTATATCAATCAGTAATTTTAATGAAGATTTGGATTCAACCTATTCATTTGTAACTAAAGCAGTCAAATTTGTATTGGTATCAAATAATAAAGTTAATAATGATATTGTATACAAATTAATACAATCCTATTATCAGAATAACACTATTTTAATAAATCATTTACTCGAAAATAATATAGAAAATGAATATAATAGAGAAGATCACAATATTTTTGAACCAATCGATATGATTTTTTCAGATAAAAATTCTAAAATACACAAAGGTGCTTATAAATATATTAAATCGTTAGGTTTTATTTTGAGTCAATCACAAAAAAATCAATTAGAATTAGATAGTAATACACAACTAAAACATTATTGGAAATATGATAAAATAGGACTTAACAACTTTTTAATTTAGATAAAATGTTTTGTAATAATATGTATAGAAATTTTATTTTATTATTTATTCTTCTGATAATTTTCGTTTATGTTACACAATACAAACAAGAACATTTTGAAGGTGATGACAAGAATGTGTATTCAAATAAAAATTTATTTTTGAATAATGATAAAACCCATAATTTAGAAAATTTGAATATTAATAAATTATGTATTCAAAATCCAGAAGATGAAACTGATATAGTATGTATTAGAAAAGATGAATTATTCAATTCATTAAATTTACCAGAATTTAGAAAACATTCGGTATGTATTGATGATGCATGTATTACAAATAATAATGTATCTAAATTAAATGGAACTATAGATGTAAATTTTGAATCTAAACAAAATAGAAATAAGGATGGTGTATTACAATGTATGGGAATCGATCATTTAGATGTAGATACATCGGAAAGAATAAAAGTAAAATGGGAAAGTGGTAGAAATTATTATGGACCAAATAAGCCAGAGGATGGTTGGAAACAAAAATGTTATACATGCTCTAATGGGAGAAAACATTGTCGTCCAAAATTTAGGGGAGGGACAATAAATGGTAATACAAAAGTTATAGGACCTGATGGTACAGATATATCCGACATTTTACCAGACCGAGCTTACAGAAAACGTCTATCTGAAATAGAATATGATTATAGTATAGTTGGAGGGTCAGATGACCCTATTGCAAATAGATATGGTTGTACTGCGAGACATGATATAGCCATGAATATATGTTGGGCTAGTTCAGGGGGTAAATGTAACCGTAAATTGAAACTTAAAAGAGGATGGACAAAGGCTATAAGTAGACGAAAATATGAATATGAAGGTAGTAAAATAAAAAATGTAGAAACATTAAAAAATGTAAATTGTCCATCTAAATATGAAAAAAATAATAAAGCAAATTTTATAGTTGAACATGGTGATTTACTTAGTAATTTTGATTTATTAGATAAAAAATACAAAAATACGAATTATTTAATTAACAGACATGATGAACATACACCTATAGAATGAATTAAAAAAATATAAGTTTATATTAATGATTAAAATAATAGTATTTTTATTGTTTATTATATTTTTATTGCTATTGTTAATTAACAAAAAATATTTAATATCTCATTTTTCAATGTACAATCAATTAATAAAAGATAATGAACTTAAGAATGAACTAAAACTAGATGATTCCTCTATATTAATTGGTCAAGATGACCAAACATATATAATGTATAATACTAAATTTTATTTTTATTTAACAAAAACATATTATAACAATACACGATTGTCATCAGGATTAGTGTATCCTAAATATAAGGATATTTATTATTTGAATAATGGTATTAGTTGTCCAAAACAATCGTCAGAGTTACCATGCTTAAAGAAAAAGTCTGATAATATTACTGAATGTGTATTTTTATCAAACAAAAATTATCCTATAGAAAATATAGAGGATGTTCATATTAAACATATTGATAATTTAAATACTACTGGATTATGGTCATTTTTTAATTCTGAAAGAAATAGTAGAAATGGTATAATACATTATGGAGATGAAATATCAATAAAAAATTTGGGAACTCAGAATGGTTATATATGTATATGCAACTCATCACAAATGGTAAACGGTACTCGGTGTGGAAATATTATTGATATTTATTGCTATGATGATTTTCAAGAAATAAATAAGTATGGAAAATGGATTATAATTCCTAGTTATGCTAAAAACAATGACCTTTATTACCATTATAGCCCATCTGAAATATTTTCAAAATGTGATGGTGTTCATAGTGAGTCAGAATCGAATAATCAAGATGAGGTGAGTGTTCAATTTGGACAATCGTGTGATTTATACAAATCTGATCCATTAATGAATATTAAACACACAAATACATTGTATGATAATGAAGATAAATCAAATAATCCTTTGTCAGTCGGATCATCAACTACTTCAGTTGGATCATCATCTATACAAGTAGAAAAAAAGAATACAGTAATTGAAGATAAATTTGATTTTTACACAAATCATGAATTTAATGATGATACATATGATTTTGATACATTAAAGAGTTTAAAAATTCCTATTAAACTTACTGATAGTTTTTTGATAATTAATAAAGAAAAAATTAACAATAAATATGTGTATTTGAATATATGTTTAGATAATGAAGATTTAGCACCTGGTTATAGTGTTGACTGTAGTGGTAATTATCAAGTTGGAGGAACTGAAATTAGAGCAAAAGCAATCGGTACAATGCCATTTGACACGCAATTAAATAATTTCAAAAAGAAAGATGTTCAAATATATAATTGGAATATTAAACCTGTAAAATATGATATTAATGTCACAGATACTATGTTTGTAAAAGGATCTATAAATTTAAATGGATTCGATATTAATACTAAAACATTAAAGTATATAAAAAATATACCAATTCATTTTGATAAAGAAATTTGTTTAAAAAGTGAAAATAATAGAAAAACAAAGTGTATTAATAAAACACATATTGAAATATTGAATGGTAGTCGACCGATAAATATTAAATCACTTGTACCATTAAAACCATTCAATTTATTTTCAAAAATAAATTACACAGGTAGACAATTAAAAATTGGCTTTAATTATGAGAAAACAGATGATTTACCATTTTTAGGAGAACCTACCGAATTTATGAATATAAAAGATGATGGAAAATGGAGGAGTTTAAAAATAGATTACGATCCATCTATTGAAGATAAATTTATAGCAATTATATATAATGTACCAAACTATGGAGCAGGACAATATGAAAATGAAGGCGAGGATACATCTGGGTCAACGATGGACTTATTAAAACAATCCGCCGTTGCTGAAGCATTAGGTGATCAAGGAGATGATCAAGGCGAATTAGATGATGACGATAAGGCAAAAAAAAAAAATTCATTATATCATATAGTAAAACCTCCCGGAATTAAAGATGTAACCGCATTAGGTAATAATTGGAAAGATGGAATACGATCTATAGTATTTACAGTAGATAAAAGACCTGAAGATTTTAAACAATTAAAATGTATGGAGGCATACCCATTTGATTATGTTACTTCTGAAGATACTATAGACAAAAAAGGAAGAGATACAAAAAAAAAACAGTCGCATTCTGAAACTTGGTATACTTCAAAGTATTGCGATAATGGTAATGATCAACAACAATTTTATTTCAAGAGTTATAGTGACAAAAATATATTAACAAATAAAAATGAATCAAATATGCCAAATAGTCATTTACATTTCCATAGACATGGATATAATGAATCACATGGAATACTTGATGATGATGAATCTTAAATGCTCCATTCACCTAATATAAACCATGGAGTATCATTATAGTTTAATGTTAATTCACTATTTTTTTGTATATATTTTATGCTTTTTATATAATATGTATCATTTATTTTAATACATTTACAATTATTATTTTTACTATGATTAATAAAATGTCCAATAGTTGTTTTATATGGAATACAATAAAATTTAAAATATATTATTATTCCAATTATGGTATTTTCGTTAATATTATCAATATTGAATATTCCAGAATGATGAATAGTTGATTTTTTTACAATAATTTTATCCATTATTATTATAATGGAAATAAGTTCAATCCAAAAAAACATAATGGACAATACAAGTGAATCAATTGAATATTATTATACTAAATTGAACAATAATTATGTATTACATATTCATAATCCAAATAAAATACAAATAAAAATACACAAAAATAATAGAAAATTTTATGAAAAATTATTGAAAATAATGTTTGATAAAAATAAAAAATTAAAACAAGGTTGTTTTAATAATGAACATACCGATGATGATGCTATTTATGATTATGATACTAATTCATTAATGAAACACTTTTTAATTAACACCTATAGTGTAGTATTAATATCTGACAATCTTGACCCTATTTCGTATTTATGTATTGATAATAATAATACAATATGGAGTGTTTGTACAAATAATCTATTACGAAATAAAGGATATATGTCTTCATTATTCAAACATATATTAGATATTATCGATCAACATAAATTAAATAAAATTGGATTAAATTTTAGTTATCATGAATTAAAAATACAAATTAGAAATGATAATCCAAATAAAAAAATGTTATACAATTATTATAAAACATTTGGATTCAAAGAAATTGAAAATAATACATCTATAATAATGAAATTAATTAAATAAAATATTTATTTTTATGATTTGATTTAAATACCGATTTATTTCTTTTTTTTTTACTTTTATGTGTATTTAAAATTCTGTTCAGTTTTTTATCTAAATTCTTTATTTTAGTATTTAACATATTGTTTGTTATATTTCCACCAGATTGTCCTTCGAATGGTGCTGCTGGTGGTGCTGCTGCTGGTGGTGCTGC